CCAAATGTATTATCAGGAGCCATGACATACCAATGACACTTAGCATCAGGTATATCTACTGCACATACTGCCCAATCATCTGCCCATTGAGGTACTTGTACATACATCACTGGTAAGTGATTTGCAAATAATGAAATGATAAAAGAAAATAGGATCATACAACTCCTGCTATACCTGCTGCTGTTCCTACTCCTATAAAGAAAGCAAATTCCAGCAAACCATGATGTTCTACTGGAATATTTATGAAGTGTGAAATAATTTGAGTCATTTAAGCTTGTTCTCCTCAGCTATTAATTTTAAGTATAAACGAATTGCAATACAGTATCATTGAAGAATAGGTATGCTGCAATCCCTGATATGAAAAGTGTTTGGTACATGTTAGGTAAAAATACTTAGTATATATTATATAGGTATTTCTACTCCCCTGTCAAGCACCTGATGGAGCATATGCAGGTTTCATGTCTCCAACCATTATTCCTTTACCACCACCAAAGTCATCGTCATCATTATCATTAACTGCTCTAAGAAGTAGTTCAATTAACACTAAAGCAGCCATAGGATAGAAACACCATAACACTACTTTGAATATTGAAACTGATTCTGCAACTTGATAGAGATCACTCATTTAGATAGTTTTGTAAAAGGATATGAATAAGTATTTAGTTTTGTAAAGTTTTATGGGGAAAAAAAATTATACCATAACACTGGTGAAAGTGGATGAGACCACTGCCACCATGAAAATGTAAGGTACGAATTTAAAAGGGACTGGTTGTCTTTTAATTCTGCTCATTATACAAAACCTGGTATGATTTGTCCAGTTGTTAGGTAAGCACCTAATCCAGCAATGATGCCAAGCATAGCAAGTCTGCCATTTAGTTTCTCAGCAACTGTTTTTGATTCTTTATCTGTCATTAGAATATACCTGGAATGATGTTTCCTGTTGTAGCATAAGCACCAACTGCTGCTACGAATCCAAGCATTGCTGCCCAACCATTAAATCTTTCTGCTTCTGGAGTCATGAGTTTTTCCTCTTTAGTAATTGTGAATTGTGAATTAATTTTCATTTTTAGAATAGACCTGGAATGATCCATCCAGTTAAACCATAGTTAACTATGAGTGCAAAGAATCCCATCATGGCAAGTCTGCCATTGATTTGCTCTGCTTCTTTCCAAAAGTTTGGAAGTGTTTTGTTTGATGATGTCATTAAAATACACCAGGAATGATTTGACCTGTTGTGATGTATGCACCTAGAAGTGCAACAAAACCAATCATAGCCCAACGACCATTTACTTTCTCTGCATTCTGAGGGTATCCTTCATAGGAAACACTATCATCAATGTAAGGTCTTGTTTCATTTGGGAAAGCATTTTGTCTGCCACCAGATTCAGTTGTAACTGTCATTGAATTATTAAGTTATGTAACTATATTATATATAAAAGATTAAATTTTGTCAAGTTTCTTAACATTTGGATATCAAAACATAAAAAAGGAGGTCTTATGACCTCCATAAGTTACACTTATGTAACAATTATATCATACTATACTTCTTGACAAACCACAGTTCCCTGTGAAAAAGTTTTACATTCAAAAACTTTCTTTCTTGATAATAATGTAATGATCCCAAATAGTTGTGCGATTATGATAATCGAACAGACATACTTAGTCAGTTGTTTTGGTTTGATTTCCATATGTCTGTCCTATTGTTAATATATCGTAACTATTTACCTATTCTTTCAACTGCATCTCTTGACTTCTCAAGAATGTCACCCTTAAGAGGAACAAATCCTAATGAAGGTGCTTTATCTTGATACTCATCACTCAAAAGAGTTGATAGAGATGTCTTGATTGCCTTTGTGTTCCTACCATTGCCTTCTTCATATGCAAGAATCCAAGTTAGAGATGCAATTGGATATGCTCCAGCTGCTGTTGGGTTAGGGTTCTTACCTGC